TGATATCCAGTGCTCGGAATGGCAGGTGCGATCTTGACCAGCGACGCGACATCTTCGGCGGGGACGTCCAGAGCTTGAGCCATGACTTCCGTAATCTCCTTCGCGATCTCATCGACCTTGCGACGGCCTGCGCCACGTTTTGGTTTCTCCTCGCCCGACTGCATGTCGACCGATTCGCGGGCTGCTGCGATCGTCTTGATGTGGGCTTTCCACGCCTTGGCTGCGGTGCCGTGGTCGTCGATTGCGACGTCATATTCGGCTGTGCCGTAAGTCTCGGCCATGACCCCGCCATCGAGTTCATAGTTGGCGCGGGCTGTCTGGCGCAGTAGGGCGATCTGGTCGGCGTGCTTCTTGATCTGGGCTTTGGTGGCTGGCTTGGCGGTCGTGTTCATGGTGTTGCTCCTTGGCTATGGTTGGTGTCGGGGAATTCCCGTCCAGAGGCCCGCGTTGGCAGGCATCCGGGCTGGCGCTCCTCAGTTGGTCGGGGCTGGCAGAGGTTCGATGACCTCGACTTCGAGTTCGATGACGTCCATGGCTTAGATCTCCGAAGTGTGGATTGCGTAAATCAGGCCGAGGAATTCGGCTTCGCCCGTGATGCTGCCGTCTTCATGGTAAGTCCAGACCAGCTGCGAATGTGGCAGGATGTCCTCGGGTTCGGTCTCGCCTTCGTTCAATCCGTCGATCGCTGAGTCGGCGTCGATCTGGGCTGCTGCTTTGGCCTTGTTCAGGTCCGTGAACAGCGGATTCGGCGTGATGGCGCATTCGCGCATTTCGTCGAAGTCTGCATCGCAGGAGAATGGTGCGACGATTAGCTGGAAGATCTGCATGGGACGGCTTGCTGCTTTGTCTGCCGCAAGAGCTGCGTCGAATTGCTTCTGGGCACGTTGGACCGCGACTTCGGTGTCTGCGGTTGGCCAGTTCTTGTGCTCGAACCCGCAGTGATCGAGGGCTGCTTTCGCTTCGGTCAGGGTCTCGAATGTCTTCTTCATGTCTGGCTCCTATTGGCTATGGGCGGGGGGTCTGCCCCCGTCGGTATGCTGTTTGGCATCACCGAACCTCTATTAAAACACGAAGAGACGAAGCACACAAGTCCCCTTCACATAGTGTTGCACAGACACAACAGGACAGGCTGAGAAGATGCGCGACACAGGCACGTACGCGTCTACCACAGGAGCAGCCGTCTGTCAATCCCCTGCGGACGTCGTTCGTGGGTCAGGAGGGCCAGAGAGGGGTCCGAGGGGCAGGGTCTTTCGCCCGGAAAGCCGCACGGGAGGTACTACCACGACGTTTCGGAAAGGGTCAGGCTATGTTAGGTCCGGGGCGATCTCAGACGCAAGGACGGGCCACTCGAACTAGTTTCCTGAGGACCATAACTGCGACTCATGGACGGCTGAGCGAGGTCGACGTTGTAGGGACACAACAGGACTTGACAGTGACCCCTCGGACATGGTAGGCGGATCGCACTTCGAGGGCAGACCCCCTCCACCCCACTCCACCCCACCCCATACTATCGAGAGCGGCGAGGCGATAGTCTCCGCCTATGGGCCGGGTCCTTGCAGCCATTGGGGGGTGGAGGGGGGTGGGGGGCACTCCAGATCCTGCTCCACCTATCTGCGCCCCGACACTCCTACCACTCCTACCACTCCACCTATCTCTCTTTTTTCCGGTGGAGGGGGTCTGGGGAGGATAGACGGACACACAGGAGAGTCGAGCACGATCCGGGGGGGTGGAGTGGGTGGAGTGGGGGTCTCGTCGGGGCGGACACACACGTGAGACCGAGAGTGGGGGGTGGAGGGGGGTGGAGGGGGGTCGACCGCTTGGAGGGGGGAAGACGGGCAGTCCGAGGACCACCGCGTTTGTTTCACGTGGAACGGACTTGGACCCGCTGGAGAGGAAGGCAAGACTCGTGCCAGTAAGCCATTCAAGCAAGGCTCGTGCCAGTAGGGAGGAAGGCAAGGCTCGTGCCAAATAGGTCCGAATGCCACCCACCCCCCTTGCCTCGAAGAGATAGTACTCGTACCTGGCCTTGGGCCTTCTGTATACTCGCTTAATTTTTGTCCCCAATAGTTGTCAGGATACCACATATGGTCCGCGATCCTCGCTCGAATATACTCCCTAATGTCGACATGCTCCGAAACCGAAAAATTCCGATGAATCCAATATTGACACGAAGCATCGCCCGTGGTATACTCGCTATATGACCGAACTCGACCAGCCCGCGATCACGAATCTTGACCTCATCACTTCCGCTGAGGCAGCGCCTTTGGCTGTCCTTGAAGCAGTCGAGGAGGTCCATGAATATCCGCCCTTGTCGTTGGAAGAAGAGACGTTCGCCCTCGCCATCATTGAGTGCTCCGGAAATATCGCTGCAGCATATAAAATGACGTTCGGCCCCGAGTCAAGTATGCCTTTGGCCAAGGGCAAGGCGCTTCTCTGCAAGCCCGCGATTGCTCTGAAGATCAAGTCGATCACAGACGCGGTACAAGAGGCGTCCCTCATTTCGGTCGGTGCGCATTTGGATCAGTTGGCCACGATCCGCGATTTAAGTATCGTCACTGGCCAGTTAAAGACGGCATATATGGCCGAACGAAGCCGGGGTGAGGCAGTTGGAATCTACCAGAAGCACGACAAAGGTAACGGCGGGAACAATACAGCCGTCCAAATTAACGTAACCATGGCGTCGAAGCATGACGTAAATATATGATCAGCTTTATTCTCGGAATGTTCCTCGGTGGTGCCCTCGTCGTACTTTACGCAGCAGTCACTTCTCGACTGTAATGCCTGATCACTACATCGCCTTATTGGCGCTGCTTGTGCTATTTGTGATATGGGCAGTAAACACGGACGATTTCGATGACTTTTAAGCTCACGCTCAAGCAGGAAGAAGCGCAAGAGATCCTCTCGGGCGGGGCTACGCACGGTATGCTTTACGGCGGCTCACGCTCCGGGAAGACATTCCTTCATGTTCGAAATGTTGTCTTGCGTGCGCTCAAGGCGTCCGGGTCCCGGCACGCGATCCTGCGCTTCCGTTTCAATCATATCAAAGCGTCGATCATCCTGGACACGTTCCCGAAGGTGATGAAGCTGTGCTACCCCGGTATTGAATACCAGCTGAGCAAGACGGACTGGTATGCGACCCTCCCCAATGGAAGTCAGATCTGGTTCGGCGGTCTGGATGACAAGGAGCGCACCGAAAAGATTCTGGGTCAAGAATATGCCACAATGTATCTCAACGAGGCTTCGCAGATTCCTAAGGATTCTCGCGATATGGCAGCGACTCGTTTGGCGCAGCTTGCGCCCCTCGATGGGTTGCCGGGACAATTCCTTAAGCCCCGTATGTTTTACGACTGCAATCCGACCAATAAGATGCACTGGACGTACAAGATGTTCATCCAGAAGGTCGATCCAGAAACTAAGCAGAATTTACCGCACCCGGAAGATTACGTCTTCTGCAAAATGAATCCGGAAGACAATACCGAGAACTTGTCGGCTAGTTATCTGGATACTCTTAAAGCGCTCTCGCCGCGCCTCCGTAAACGCTTCCTGCTTGGGGAATTCGCCGATGCCACTCCAAATGCCCTCTTCCGTGATGAAATTATCGAAATGTGGAGGGCGAACGGTGAAGATGTTCCAGAAATGGTTCGCATCGTGGTTGCGGTCGACCCTTCAGGTGCCGACGACACCGGAAACGCTGATAACGACGCTATTGGCATTGTGGTGGCTGGTCTCGGTATTGATGGTAACGCTTATGTTTTAGAAGACTGTACTGTCAAGGCAGGTCCGAAAACATGGGGCACGGTGGCCACGAGCGCTTACGACCGCCATCTGGCTGATTGCGTGGTCGGTGAGACTAATTACGGCGGCGCGATGGTGAACTTTGTGATCCAGACCTGCCGTCCACGGACCCCATTTAAGTGTGTCACGGCCTCTCGTGGTAAGCATGTACGGGCAGAACCCTTTTCGGCGCTTTACGAGAGTGGTAAAGTACGTCATGTGGGTATTTTTGAAGATATGGAAGAGGAGATCGTGCACTTCTCGACCATCGGCTATGTTGGTTCCGGGTCTCCGAACCGGGCCGACGCATTATTTTGGGCGCTCGCTGAATTGTTCCCCGGCATGATCAAGGGTCCGAAGAAAGCTAATAGCGATTTAGAAGACCAGTTCGCCCACGAGGCGGGCGCTTGGATGGGGTAAAGAACATGAGATACGGTATTCGGAAATATAACGAGGCCACCTGCTTGGTTTCAGCGTGCTTGGGAGTACCCGAGAAAATGCGGAAAGATATTCGTGAAATCAGCCGACTGGAGTGCAAACCTGAATATCGTGGTCGGGGGAATGCCACAGCACTTCTGGAGAGCATTTGCAAAGAAGCTGACGCCAAGAAGATGATTTTAATGCTCACTGTCGAGCCTTTTGATGATTCTCCGATGACCAAGGAACAGTTGGCGGACTGGTACGGCACTACCTTTAATTTCAATCCCATTCAGCTGGAACCTCTAATTCTCGCTCGAATGTTCAATCCATTTCCTGAATCCGGTCTGACCGAAAATATCGGCCAGATCATTACCGAGGGCTGCAAATGAACGCTGACGGACTGCCGACACCCGGCCCTATGACCGAAACGCAAAAGAAAGGCGTCTCGAAAGAGCATGCTGGTATTATCGAAGAAATGAAGAAGCGCTTCGAAATATCCATCAATGCCGACGGTGATAATCATAAAGAAGGTCTGGACGATCTCCGGTTCCTCAAGGGCGATCAATGGCCCGAGAAGCAACGTCGGTCCCGAGAAATCGACGGAAGGCCATGTCTGACGGTCAACAAGATTCCGACATATCTCCAACAGGTTACCAATGATCAACGGCAGAATCGCGCCAATATCAAGGTGTCCCCGGTTGGTACCAAGTCGAATCCGAAGACCGCCGAACTGATCCAAGGCATGATCCGGCAGATCGAATATCAATCGTCCGCTGATTCGGCATACGATACGGCGGTCAACTCGGCTGCGGCAATTGGTTTCGGATATTTCCGGCTGACCACCGATTATTGTGATCCTGAGTCCTTCGACCAGGAAATTCAGGTCAAGCGCATCCGGAATTCATTTACGGTGGCTTTTGATCCCGCAAGTACCGAGCCGGATGGTTCCGACGCCCAATGGGTCATTATTTCCGAGAAGATGACCAAGGATGAATTCAAGGCGAAGTATCCGAAAGGCACAATCACTATCCAAGGCTTCTCGGTACGCTCTCCCG